TAACCAAACATAACTAGATTCATCATTAAATCATCGTGATTACCATCACTTGCTTCGTAAGATTGACCTCGAGCAGTAAATGTAGATATTTCGAGTATCGTTTGCTCATCATATATCTGGAGTTTACGATGCTCTAGAATGTCTTTAATTGATGAACACCCAATACGTTTTACTTTACGTGTCATTTCAATTCCAATTCTATCTGCCTTGACAGCAGACTCCATATGAATATTATCGTATTCCAATTCTTGGTATAGTCCATTGCAAACTACAGACCCCTGGTCATTTGACTCGATAACGACATAACACTCATTATAGAATTTAGCGTACTTATATATAATATTAGGAAACAATACAGGAGAAATAGTATTATTGCGATAGACAGCGACTTGTTTAAAGGGCCTAGTGCTAATATCGATAACGTTAAACGTAGAATAATCCTGTCCCCTTCCTTTGCAGACATCTACTGTCATGATGTATTGGTGGTCTTTAGTAGGTTCTCGATAAATTAATAAATCACCACCTTCTCGTACCTTTCGTGGATTCTTTGCACGAAAACCCATAAGTGTTTCTCCATTAATCAAAGTATCACCTGTACCAAAGAACGTATTACCAAACTCTTGGTCAAATTGTAAAGCAGATGTATTTGCAATTGTCATTTCTCTCCACTTTTCGTCACGCCCAGGAACGTCACTCCAATTTACAGTAAATGGTATGAACTCATTGACATTTTGACATGCACCTTCCCAGAGTTTATGAAACGTATTACCAATACCATTTGCAGTAGAAGTAACAATTACTTTTGTATCAGTACCAGCAGAGATAACAGGATATGTAGACGTATAGAACTCGTTGGCACGTTCTACAAAAGCAAACTCATCAAGATATAGTAAGTTAACAGACATACCACGAATAGAACTACCAGACGTTGCAGATGCAATAATACGACTATTATTACTAAACTCTATTGAACCTTTGTTAAGTGCTTTGGTACCTGGTTGAAGAAAGAAAGGTAGATTCTCTAACATAAGAGTTATTCTTGCTAACATTTCTCTTGCTACAGCACCTTTATTTGCCAGTATTGCAATTGTTTTTTCGGGGTGAAAACATGCATACCATAATAGGTATGCAACAGAACTAATTGATTTACCTGATTGTCGACATGCTAACACTATAGAAAATCTGTTGTTATCAAAATGAGAAAACATTTCATGTTGATAAGGATAAAGTTTAAAAGGTACTAGACCTTCATCAAGTGAAATAATTTTTAAATATTTTTCACAAAAATATGCAGGGTCTTGACTACACTTGACATATTCTTTGATTTCTTTTTTAGTAAAGTCATGTTGAACACCATCACGTTTAACATTAATATTACCAAGATAAGTTTCACTCTTCGGGTTCAACATCTATAACATTCTCTTTTTTTATAAGTTTTTGTAGTTCTGCAGTTGTTCCAACAAATAAATTATTAGTTGTTTGTCCTATTTGTTTAATGTCTTCTTCTGTTTTAACTTTTTTTAACTTAGCATTTACGTCCATTAACTTGTCGTTAACGTCTGCTATCTGTTTTACCATGTTCCCAAATACTTCAAAAGCACGTGGGTGTTCTGATTCTCTGGCAACATCTGCCATTAAATCTAAAGTCTCTTTACTTTTTTCTATTAATTCGTAGTATGTTTTTCGACTATATTCGTAATCGGCATCTACGTTTTTATTATCTTTTTCTTTCATAATCTGTCTCCAACCAACCAGTTATAATGTATTTATCTTCTTTTAAATCTGGATTTGCACGGTGTGTATGTGTAAAATATGCAGGCCAAATAACTAGTTTACCAATTTCTGGTTTTATTGATAGTTTTTGATGCATAAAATCGGTATATCCTGTATCAGTATCATTTAAATAAAACATCCAAACACCAAATCTATTTTCACTTTTTGATGTTTTTGGATTAAATACATCTAATTCAGAATGCCATGTGGTAAAACCACCACCTTCTGTACTCTTTTGAAACTTGTATCCAGTAATAGTATAGTGTCCTTTACCCGCATACCATTCATATAAACACTTTTTAACATGTTCGTGAATAATAGAATTTAATTTATTATAGAATAGATTAAAAGAACCAAACTGGTCGCAACTACAAATAGATGCATCTTTTCTTTCTTCATTAGAAACATTCATATAGTTGTAACCATAATCTCCACTTATTATCTTGTTATCAAACCAAGATATCATATCATTACAAACCTCTTTATTTAAAGTGTTCTTTTTTTCATAAATCATATATTACTTATATTATCGGAATCTACAGTATTAAATCCATAATCACTATCTGCAGTCACATTTGCTGGTGTTGGTGTAATTTGTTGTGTTTTGTAGTAATCACCACTATCTGCCGCACTATCAATGATAAACAAGTTATTACTAACTTCACGAATAATTTTACTTGTGCCAAGTGGTCCATGAAAGTTTATCTTCATTTCAAAACTTAGTGTATAAACAATAGTTCGTCTTTGTTCTATTGAACCTTCAAAGTCATCTGAAAAAGACACACTTGTTAATGTAATTGGTACATCTTCACTTAATGCAACATTAGTAAAAGGTTTTACAGAAACAGTATATTGTGGCGTAAAGAATGGAAATATTTGTTCTACTATCTGTAGTGCATCGTCTTGAGACTTAGCATAAACATTTAAATCAAAATTAATGTTGTATGGTGTTGCAGTAAATAACTTTTGTCTTGATACTGTTGAACCAGCAAGTACCTTATTTAAGTTATTCATTTTATTTAACTGTCTTGTTTCATCATATGCTATACCATTTATTTCAAAAGACATACGTGGTAATTTGATTGCAACAACTCTTTCGTTTTGTTCACCATTTGTCATTGCTTCTATTCTAGAAAGAAAATTTCTTTTTGGCGCATATGATAGTGGCACTTTAACTTGTGAAATAGTTTCACCCGCAGAGTTCTGTCTAAGTACATAAAGATTATTAAATAACGACCCGAAGACACTTACAGCACTTCGAACTCTTTTGTGATAAAAATGAGTACCAAACATTATGTCATATCTCCAAATGGATTACCTTCACTAAAGTCTAAGAAGTCTGATTCAAAGTCATCGAATACAGTATTCTGAGCATCTTCTTGTATCTGTTGTATTTGTTTTACTAGTGAAGGTGTTGCAAGAGTAAGACTTGTACCACCTGATACTATAGCATTTGTTGTCCACTCATGAAACAATCCATCTGTTGCTCCACTATGAACAACATAAATTGTGTTATCTGAGTCAGACCTAAATGAAACTTCACCAGTCATACTGTATGTACCAAATGATTGTGTTATAGTTTCACCCACAACAAATCCCGGCACACCTTGAGAATCCATACGAAGGTCATAAGTAAATGCATTCTTTTCTTCAATCTCTTGAATGTCAGTAACACCAGTATCAAAGTCTTCGTCATTGTATTCAAACAATTCACATTGCAATCTAAATGTTGGTAAATCTTTTAATTGATAGAATGGTGTTTCTGTTTCAACTTTACGTATTTCAAACATAGACTCAGACATTGGTAAAAATATTAAATCACCTTCTCTTGGTCTAAAATTTGCTACTTCTAGTCGTTTACCAACTAATTGTACCCATCGCTTTCGAGAAACAACAAAGTTTGCTTGGTCTCTTAACTCTATGCCAAACTTAGTAAATAAATCTCCTTCACCTTCAAATGCTTCTGTATTTTCAATATACATTTCTATTTTATATGCATCTGAAAATCTAGATGGTACATCATCTAAGAAAAGTTTATCTTTGTTAACTACTTCTCTAGGTAAATAATAAACATCTTGTCCAAACATCTGGAGAGATTCAATAACTAAATCTTCAAAGAGTTGTTGTTCTGAACGAACTTTTGTTTTAAAATACTGGTTTGTTGCCATGACCTACCCTACAAAGAAATTAGGCGGATTGTCATACTCGTTTCTTAATTTTTCTATTTCTTTTTCTATTTCTTCTTTAGCATCATCAATCAATTGTCTACCATTTAACGTCACACCACCAGGGAGAGTCATGCCTTCAAATTTACTTATATTTTCTCCCCATTGTTTTTTTAGTATAGCAGTTACGTAATTTTTCATAAATAAATTATTGTAAACACCACCAACACTATCATCTAACTCAATAAACATTTCAATCATAATATAATCGCCAACTTTTATATCACCAGTTGGACCCATATCTCCTTGAATAAACAAGTTTGAACTATGTCTATTAAATTGTATTTGAGGTTGACCAGTTAGTTTTAAATCAATCATTGAAAGATATTGTTGCATGTGTTCGTAATATGCTAAATCACCTACACCTGTTGCCAAGTCTGCAAGGTCATTTAATCGCATTTGATATTTAATGTCAAAGAAGTTTACATTTGATGTTGAATCGCCTATCATAAAGACTTTTACAACATCAAGTATTCTACCAGCAATTGTTGGTAAAGCAGTATCTAAATTAATTGCTTTAACGTCAAGCATTGCTTGAGTAATTAGTACAGGTTGATAAATTCTTATCTGTCCATCAGCGGCATATTCACGAAATAACTGTAGACCATCATCAATTCTATCTTCGATTTGGTCATCGTCTACATTTATTTCTATGACTGGATATCCGAGTCTACGAAGTACATAGTCTCTAAAATCATTTCTATTACTTATTTTCGCCATATTACTATTTATCTATTAATTTAATAAAGTTCCTGAGTTATTGTATACGTTAATTCTGTAGTGTGTACCTTCTTGACCATCTAATGTTGCGGCATTTAGACCACTACCATTTGAGTCAACTGTTTGTATTAGTGCCATTACATGATTTGCATTTAGTCCAAACTGACCACCAGAACTATCGTAAGTTAATGCAGACGAATTTGCAGTAGATAGATTATCTCTTGCAATCTTAATTATGTCTGCAGAGTCTACATTTAGATTACCAACTGATAATGTACCAGAAATTGCAACACTATTACTAGCGCCTCTAATTCGCATTTTTTCTGTTGTCGAACCACCAGTT